TATTTTCCAAGCTTTAATAGCTCCTCCTTGTTTGCTAAATGCTGTGCTTCTATGTCATCTTTGCTTTGACCTGTGTAGGCAACAGCAAGATAATTATCAATAAGCGCTTGATTTATGTTCACGTCATCTGCAACGATGACGCCTAAAACTCTGCCGAATTTTCCTTTTTTATCTAGTTTTGTTTGGATTTTTAAATCGTCAGCGTGCAAGATAGCATCTGATAAAAACTTTGCAGCTAGTTTTCCCCTAGCTTTTTCATCTAAATCACGTGTTCGTGACTCTGGTGTATCTATTCCATACAAACGCACGCGAGAAGAGTAACTTATGTCAAACCCTAAATCTATTATGGCATCAACAGTATCACCATCAACCACTCGGGTTATTTGACATCTATACTCGTACATTATTTGCCTACTGCTTTTTGGGCTTTCTTATGTGCAGCAGTAAATGTGCTACCTTTCATCATAAGGTTTTTCATGTATTTCATGTGTTTTGCACTATGATGTTTAGAATGCCTTTTCATAGTAGCTTCTTGTCTTTTTGTTAACGCTTTTTTTCTAATTGGTTTCTTTTTAGCTTTCTTCCGAGCCATTATATACCTCTTCTGGATTATCGTTTGCACTATTTGGGGTGCCTTGTGGTTCCATAGTTATATCGGCGTACTCTGTATCGCCTATCTTAACAATGGTAGGTTCTCCTTTTTTTCTAGTAGCTGCCATAAGATTTTTTAGTTTTTTTAACTTTCTTTTTCTTTTTGCCACCGTATGGATTTTTAGGTTTACTTTTTTTATTTGGCATAATATTTATTCCTCCGTATTTATAATATACCTTATTATGGGACTGTTGGCCAAGTTATATTTTCATATGAACTAGCACTAGACTGTGCAGAAGGTATATCACGAAGAGTTTGTCTGTACGTAGCCCACTCTGTTTTTTTAGAAGAAGAAAGCGGACTGTCAGCAGCTTGCGTCCAGTCTGATTCTGAAAGTAGATTATTTCTATCTAACCTAACCTTAGGCCAAAAATCAGGAGTAATAGCTACTGGTTTGCCATCTACAAATTTATACTGCCCTGGAGAGTATGTCCCTTCTACAGCTGTTTGTCCGCTAGCTACTCCTATATCAGACACATTAGAAACGTTAGAACTACCTATACTAACTATTTCGCCAGTTGATGTTGTGTAAACTGTATACTCCATTTATTAAGTTCCTTGTGTATTATCAATAGTAACGTACAAAGCTTGGTATGTACTATTTACTTGTCCGCCTGTGACGTTCCAATTTATTCTCCAGTACACGGTGCTTTGGGTAGAACTTAAACCGGTTATATCTAAGTCCCATAAAAATACATAAGTTCTATAAGTACCTGCATTGGCGTTCATAGTTGGACTAAGGCTTGTAAAATTAGAGTTATCAAAACTGTATTGAATTGTGCCGTTTCTAACATCTCCATATACGCCTGAAACTATAACTCTAGCTTTAGCTCCGTTTCTAACGTTAGTTGTAGTACAACTTATGTTTACTGCGCTATCTGTTTCACTAGATACTATGGTTTCGCCTGGGTAAGTGCCTTTCCAAGATTGAACATTAGCTTGTACGCTTAAAGGTACTTCGGCAGCATCTGCTCTATGGCTTATTATTTTAGTTTCTATATCAGCAAGTTTTTTTACAGCTAAAGTATCTACATCTATACGTGCAGAAGCTATCGTACCTGCATTTATTTTGTCCGCGTTTAAATCATTTATCTTCGCATTTGTGATTTGCGCGTCTCCAATTTTAGCCGTTGTTATAGTTGCGTTAGCAATTTTTGCAGCTGTTACAGCTAGGTTGCCAATTTTAGCTTCTTCCACAGCTAGGTCCTGAATACGTGCAGTTGATATAGCTGCGTTTTGAATCATGGCATCTTTTATAAAAACTGTACCTCCAGATACAATAAAAGGCGCTATCTCTGAATTAGTCCCATTCCATATAGCAAATTTATCAGCTAAAAATTGCACATAGGACTGAGCACCAGAACCATCGCTAGCGTTGGAGCCAATAACCATGCCAGCTACTGATTTACTGCCATTTGACTCTGTAGATGCTTGTAGCACAAACATAGCATTAAGGTCTCCTGTATGGCTTGCAGTTGTCGAAGTTAAACTGGTTACGTTAGAAGTATTACTATTAATACTACTTGTATGGCTTGTTAGAGTTGACGCGTGACTATTAACTGTTGTTTGTAGGGTACTTACATCGCTAGTTACTGAAGCAATATTTGTTGCGTTTGTAGTGTCTGCGCTTGTTAATACTGAATACCCAGGCATATTAGCTAATGTTTCACTAAGTTCTGCCATAACTGCAGATACGTTTTGTGCAGTAGTAGCTTTTACTCCATTAGTTTGGTTAAAAGGGCCTTTTATGTTAGAAGTGCTTACAAACCTAACCCAATAATAATAAGTTTCATCGTACCCTACAGGGTCAGTTATCATAAAAGAATTAGAAGTAGTTATTAATACTGCACCACCTATTTCGTCAGCTCTAGACCTATATACTTCTGTATAAGCGTGGTTACTGTATTGAGCTTCATTCCAATCTACTAATATTTCAGTAAACACACCCGAAGCTTCTAGGCCTGTGGGGGCAGGAGGAATAGTTAAATCTCCAGTAGCATCATCGTTGGGTACAAAATCTGTACCTGCGCCTACATTATTAGGGTCAAAAGGGTTTCCACGTAGTTCTTTGGCTAAACCACTATCTATAAGTTCTCTAAGAGTTACAGCTCTATCCCTTGGGTCACCCCTACGACCAAGCCTAATTTCTTGGGCTTCTTTCATAGAGTCAAGAGTAGCTTTTAATTCTGGGTCAACTTTAGCCGGTACGTTTTTTAAAGCGGGGACTTGAGTACCTTTATTAGCCCACTCTTTGTTAGCCATTAGACTGCTTTTAACTCTTCTAAGTTGTCCCCTATGCAGACTTCATTAACAGTTGTTGCTGCTTCAACTTCTATTGCGAATGTTTTGTATACCCCTGACGGTAGTCTAACTATTGGTTCTGCTATAGCGGTAGCACTAAAACTAGGCGTAGTGCCTGTTACAGTAAAAGCGCTACCAGAGGATGCTATAACAGCGTTATATATAACGCTACCATTCCCGTACACTTTTATGCGAACGGGATAAGCTTCTGCATCAACTTTTGCAAATGCCATACCAGTGGGTTTAGGTGGTACAAATTCTTTTGACTTCCAATTATAAGTTAATGCTGTATTACTACCTTGGAATTTTTTAATTGCATTTGCAATTATAAAATAAGCATTGCCGTCGTCAGGGTCTGTAAACCCACCCCTAATTAAAGCACTTGCATCTAAATTTGTAAGCGTAGGTGTGCCACCTCTTATGTCAAATATAAAACCACCAAAACCACTACCTGTAGAATAAAAACCTACATATCTACCTTTCCACAAAAACCCTGTAATAGTAGATGGATAATAAGTGTCTTGCCATTGAGTAGGGGTAATTAAACCTTCTGTAAGCACTCGCACTTGTGCTCCTTCTACTCCTACTAAACCATCTGGACTAGCATAAACAACGTACGGGCCCATATCTACCATAGACCTTTTGTTCAAACAAGCTTGAGAAGATTCTATCCGTATTGCACTCATAGCTTGCGGGTCTGTACCTGTTATCAAGTAAGGTGTGCCTTTTGTACCTACTACCAACCCATTACCAGCTACAGCTATTGCTACGATTTCTTCTTCTAAAGTAGTTCTATAAACTACAGGCCAAGCGTGTGGTAGAAAAGGTTCTGAAAAACATAACCGTTTACCTGTAAAACCACCAAATACCCCATTTGGCAAAGCAGTTAAGCCTTTTAAAGGGCCGTCTGGGTATAAAGTAGTATCATCATCTGGGGGAGCAACATGGTAAGTTGTAGGTATTATTTCTTCCAACTCAGCGTTTGTACTAGTATCTGAATAGGTAGTTGTAGCAAGAGTTACTTCTGCAACAAATTGAAACGCAGTATCTGCTGTACCCGTATTTGACCTGTATATACGTTTCTTAGATAAGTTAGTATTAGATTTTGCGCTACTGGTTTGTAAATTACTAACGTTTACGTGCTGATTATCATCTGTAACTATAACAGTAGAAGCAGGAGAAGGGGGCCCTTCTTCTCCGTACGCAGACACAAAAGTATATACGTAAGATGTAGAGTGGTCTAATAAAGCATCAGATGGCCCATTAAAGGTAGCTCCGTTTGTAATAGTGCTAGAAGTACTAGCACCACTAGCAACGCCGCTTGTTTCTACTGTAAGGGTAGTAGAACTTGGTACACTAGCTATTTTAAATGTATTATTTATTTCATCTGCAGTTACACCGTTTTGTGCCCCAAAACCAGATAAAGTTACATACTCATCAATAGCTGCTCCGTGTGCACTAGCTGTTGTAACTGTAAGAACTTTAGAACTATTAGCAGTGGTAACTGTAGCATTAATTGAAGTTGCGGCAGCTAGAGCTACTGTAGGAGCTGCTGTAGGGGCTGGTATACCTAATCTGTAAAAAGCTGCTGGATAGGGCGCACTACTTATAATTATGTCACTTCGGCCCATTCTAGGGAAAGCTTGGCCTGACCAATATATTGTGTCATTAACATCACCAGCTATAGGCCCACGTACAACATTTACATCTTCATCAAACTGTAACCAACGTTCAGGACTATCGGTATATTTAAAAATAGACTGTCTGTTACTATTAGAAAGAGTGCTTACTCCGTTAGAAGGGTCAGTAGTAGAATTGTCTTTTACAGCTTCTATCCTACCACTTTCTAGATTTACATCCGTAGCAACTGTAGCAAGGTTATCTGCTAAAAGTCTAGGAGATATTTGAGGAGCTAAACCCCCAAAAGTGATAAGTTTAAAGTATGCCATATTTTCATTTTCCAGTGTTGAGAACAGATTCTTGTAGTTCTACGCTCCTTCTACCTACTTGGCTATACCACCTACTATTCTCCATTTCAGCAGCCATTTTATCCCAATCATGAGCTCTGCAAGCCCCTAACATATTTTTAAACTTAGAAAGCCTTGTGCCACCTAAATTAAAACACATGTTAACTAGCACGTGTTGTATATTTTCAGGTAAGGTGTAAAAAGCTTCTTCAGTACCAAACACATGTATAGCTTCTGCTAAATGTTTATTAAAATCATCTTCATAGTACATATCTACAACTTCTTGTGATACTTTTGTACCGACTTCCCAATCATATTCTGGGTCTTCTGGTTTACAAAGATGGCCTATGCCTAATGTTTTATAGCCTAAACTATCTTCATATATTTTTAAAACTTCACCCTCATGACGTTTAATTTCAGCTTTACACTTTTCAATGTCCATACTTACCCTTTTTCTATTTTAACTTTAGGTTTTATTTTATCTTCTTTTAAAATAGCATTTAGTTCAACAGTTATACCTGCATTTGCAGCTTGCGCTAGTTTAACACTCATTGCTAATTCACTAAGGTTTTGTTGGCTTTTAAACAACACGTTAAAAGCTTCCGCTGCTCTAGGCGTTAAGTCTGATATTTCATACTCTTCGCCATTATAATTAATAGTTTTTATTTCATTTTCCATATAAATACTCCTTATTAAGTTATGGTTTGTTTAGTATATCCCTAAGAAAAAATCCTGTCCACGCCACTTAGACCTATGATAAGTATGTAAAGACCCACAATATACTTAGTATACTTTGAATCCATAGCGTCAAACTTGACATCACCTTTGTCTAATCTTTTTTCTATATTAGCTACTTTTGTTTGTACTTTTACTAATGTTTCTTTTGTTGTTGTCATATTACTTCTCTAAAGCCTCTATTCTTGTTTTTAAATCTTCTATTATTGTTTGTTGTTCTTGTACTGCTTTTATTAGGTAAGGTGTAAGTTTTCCGTAATCAACACCAAAAGGTTCTTCGGTTACATCATCTCCACCTTCTATAACAACATTAGGAATTACATCTTTTAATTCTTGTGCAATCATACCAATATCATGTTTACTACTACTTTTCCAATCAAATTCTCTTACTTTTACATTTTTAATTACATTTAATTGAGAAGAAGCATCAACAATATTTTTTTTAAGTCTTTCATCAGAAGTTGTATTAAAAAGTACAGAACTTGCACCATTTTGTGATACTGAACCAATATTTCCTCCACCATCATAAAAAGCTATAAATTTTCCTTGTGAATCAGTATCAACACTAAATGTGCATCTTAATATGTGGTTACTTGTAGCAACAGAAACATCAGGGTCAATAAAATTGACTACACCACCAGATATACTATTACCTGCAACTTGAAGAATACTACTATTAAGTGCATCAAAAGCATTAGTCATACGTCCAGCACTATCAATACGCCACCTTTCTGTACTATTCGTTTGAATTCTTATACCACCAGAACCAACACCCGTACCGTTATTGATAATTAAGTCGCCAACACTTCCATTAGCCTCAGCGTAAATCTTTGAAGTCATTGCACTAGAATCACCAGGACTTAACCAAAGCCCTCCACCAGAAGAACCATTTACAACAAGTGTACCTATATTAGTACCTAGAGACCTGTCTGATGTACTTCCAACGCCTACGCAACCTGAAGCATGAATACGCATTCTTTCACTTAAATTACCTGCAGTTCCATCTGCTGAAGTTAAGAAACTTAAAGTTCCTGCACCACTTGAAGTATTGGTTAGCACACTTCTAATAGCAGAGGGCACAGCACTATTGAATTGAAATCTTAAACCTGATGTATGTGAGTCTGCTGAAGACACACCACTATTTTGTACTGAAATAGAATCTGTTCCTGCACTTGCAGAATTTACATCTACTTGAAGTTTATTAGATGGTGAAGTTTGACCAATGCCAACTTGACCTGAATCGTTTATAACCATAGCTCCACTTGTACCAGCAACATTAAAATACATGTGGTCAAGGCTATGATAATAAATAACTGCACCTCTAGCTCTTGTAGTATCAGAAAAATATATAGCACCTGCATCGCCTGTTGGTGTTCTAAAATCAATACCTGCTGAACTGTTGTTTTCAATAATTACTAAATCACCACCATCAGCACTATAAGAAGAACCTGATGCAGCTTTTTTAATGTGCAATATGTTTTCAGGTGAAGATTCTCCAATTCCAAAATTACCCGAACTATCAATACTAGCTCTAACACTTCCAGCAGTTGCAAAGTTAAATCCTCTAT